AATAAACCATGAAGAGTGACATAATTAAAATAACAGATATAGAAGAGCATGAGGATGGCAGTGCTACGCTGCAAGTAGAGTCGATGAATAAGATGAAGGAAGTAGAGATGGGAGAAAAATCCGCTCTTGATTTTGCTAAAAAAGCACTTGAAACTCGTTTTGATAAAAAACAAGTAAAACGAATTAAAGTGGATTTAAAAGAATTGCTTTCCCCAACCCGTAAGGAAGATATGGGTAATGATGTTTGGAGTGTATTTAACGTAGTACAAGAAAAACTCATTCATGGTGGATTCGATTATATTAGTGGAACTAAAGTTCGTAAAGCACGTAAAGTAAAGAATTTCAAGCAAGATCAAAAGATCAATAAGGAATTGTTTGATCTAGCACTTGAATACGTAGCTTAATGTTTCTCGAACCCACAACTCGAGTCTGGATTAACGGAACGTTTGATGTCGTCCATTTAGGACACATCAAACTATTCCAGTTCGGAAAAAACCAACTCCAATTCCCTCACAATAAAGTAAATGTACGGGTGGGAGTTGATGATGATATTCGAGTTCAGTCGATGAAGGGTCCTAATCGTCCTATTAATCCCCTATCAAACCGAGTTGAATTCTTAAATTCAATCCGTTATGTAGATGAGGTAGTTACTTTTGGATCCGACGATGAATTACGCGCGAAAATCCACGAGTATTCGCCACATATAATGTGTATAGGCGAGGAATACCGCAATCGCACCATAATTGGTGAAGGATATGTTGGGCGTGTTATTTACGTTGATAAATTCCATGATCTTTCTTCAACTAAGATTGTAAATGGTGGGTAGTATATACGTATTGATGTATGATAGAATGTAGTAGAGAAACTTTTCGAGGAAATTATGGATAGAATTACAATAGAAGAAGCTAAAAATTATATTTCATGTAATGAGGATTTTACCTCTAATGGTATTGATAATGCTCAATATTTTACTTTAACCCCTTCTCTAAAAGGTGATGGTTGGGAAGATGTTACTTATTACACTGCTAGAAGTTCTGCTATGTACACTAATAGAAATGGGGATTATGATAGTTGGGTTTACATTATGTCTAATCCTACTATGCCCGGTTATTATAAGATTGGTTATACTAAGAAAAATCCTGATGAACGTGCTAAACAAATTTCCAATGCTACTGGTGTAATTGTTCCTATGGAAGTAGAATGGGCATTCCATTGTTATAATGGATTTGCTTTAGAGCAAGAATGTCACCATAAATTAGAAAGATATAGAGTTAGTAATAATAGAGAATTTTTTCAAATGTCTTTAGAAGAGGCACAAAATACTGTTAAAGAACTAGGTAAACGTTATATATGAAAAATTATAAGTTTTCTGCCTCCACTTCATTTTTTAAACGTGGGGACTTTGTTCAACAAATGTATCAACAACTTCTAGACCAAACTCATACTAATTGGGAATGGATTGTTACTGATGATTTTAGTGAGGATAAAAATGCAGAGCAAGAATTAAGAGAAATATGTGCTAGAGATTCACGTGTTAAATATTTTGACCAAGAATTTAAAATGCAATTATTTTATAACCCACAGTTAGGGTGTTCAGGGGATATTATTTTACAAACAGATAGTGATGATATTATTTCTCCTAAATTAATGGAACAATATAATTATTGGTTTAATAAAAGACCAGATGTATATGGTTTAAGTTGTAGTTATGCTACTAAAGAAGCAATTGATTATCCTTCACTTGTTGGTAAATGGATTACAGAGTCAAATTATGATTTATCTGTACAAACCAAAGTTGAGTCTATGACTATGGGTAGGGCTTGGAGAAATGTTATACCACATTTTGAATCTGAAGGGTTTAAATGGTATCAAAATGATACTAATATTTTACGTCATGTTGAGAATGTAGGTAAATGGTTTTGGATTCCTCGTGTATTATATTGGTATAACCACACCCCAGATTCATTTTCCAAAGCTAAATACAATCAAGAACAACTTGATGAAGTTGAAGTAGAAAGACAAATAATTGAAAATCGTTTCCCAAAACTTGATAATAGGGAAGAATGTAGTTTTGTTATAGATTATCTTTCTATACAAAATAAGTTAGCTACTTTTTATGAAAGTGATGATATTCATTTTGCTAAAACTAAACAATCAGTAAACTTTATTGATCCAGATATACAAACCTACGAAAAAGAACTCATTCGTGAAATATATTGGGATTGGGATATAAAATTTAATGATTTAGAAAGTGGTCAACATTATGATGAAATTATTATGTATTTAACTTCTAAAAATTGGGATGATGTTGATAATATTATTTCTAAATTAAGTAAAAATTATAGTGGAAGATTATTTAGAATGTTTTGTAAAACCGAAGAATTTGATGTTGAAAAGTTTAATACTAAATTTGATTTCTTCATTTGGAATATTACACAAGATGAAGGATTTTTAAAGGTTTATTTGTAAAAATTTGGAGATACAATTCTCCGTTCGTATATTTAGGTATATTAAAAAAATAAGGGTTATATGAATTTAGGATATGCGTGTATAAACACGATCATGAGTGCAAACGGTATTATGACAAACCGTACAATGAGAAAAAAAACATTCGATCAAAAAGGGTTGGATTATGTTTCTGATCTAGCACTGTTAAATGTCAAAGATCTAAAAACTATTGTTGAGTGGAATAATGAACATGGAATAAAATTATTCCGTTTATCATCCCAAATATTTCCTTGGCAGGATGAGTATGATTTTCCATCACTGAAAGATTATGATGAGATTTGTAAATTGATGTTAGAGATAGGTGATATTGCTACTAAAGCAGGTCAACGACTTACAATGCATCCAGGCCCATATAATTGCCTTGCTTCACCTAATCCAAAAGTAGTTGCTAAAACCGTTCGAGAACTCGATTGTCATAGCGAACAAATGAATATGCTTGGATTTGAACCCTCAAATTACAATAAAATCAACATTCATGTTGGTGGTGCTTACGGCGATAAAAGCGCAACATTGGCGCGTTTCGTGAAGAATTTTAGTTTATTGCGTAGTGACACTAAAAAACGGTTAGTAATCGAAAATGATGACAGTCCAAACGAATATTCTGTTAAAGATTTATTTGATGGTATTTACCAAACAATAGGTATTCCAATTACATTTGATTATTTCCACCATAAATTCAATACTAGTGGTTTAACTGAGGAGCAGGCATTAAAAATGGCCGCTATTACTTGGCCTGATGGAATTGCTCAATGTTGTCATTACTCAGAGAGTAGAAGAAAAGAATTTCTTGATGAATCTATTCGTCCTCAAGCTCATTCAGATATTATCTATGAAAAAATTCAAACATATGGTTTAGAACCAGATATTGTTATTGAGGCAAAATTGAAGGAGCAAGCAATATTTAAAAGAGTAATTTAAAGATTTCCGCGCAAGGACTTGGCTCCCCAAGGATTTGTTCGTATATTCACGGGGTAATAAGGAAATAAAAATAAAAGTTATGACAAAAAGAGAAATGCAAAGACTCCATATGCAGCAATTTTTTACAGTAATTTGTGAAAAATACCCAGGAACCCAAATTGAAAACGAAATGGGTGGTAGATGGCAAATTTACATGGAAGATGGTTTTACTTTTGATCTATGTAATATTAGTTATGGTGGAGAAATTGTTTGTTATGAAATTCGAGGATCCGAACAATATGAAGCAGGTCAAATCTTAGAAAAAGAACTTCAATTACTTTGGGATAGTTTAAAATAAAAGTTATGGCTAAACGAGGAAGAACAAAACAAATATCTAAATTTAAATTAGGTGATAAAGTTACTACTATCGCTGAGCCTGGAGTTTGGGAATTGGTTTGGTATCAAGATGGGGATGATATTTGTGCTATACAAAATAGTAGCAGGAGAATGCTTGCTAAAGTTGGTCAATTAACACTCGCCTCTTCTTTTTTAGAAAAATTTTATACAAAAAAATAAAAGTTATGGATAAAAAAATGGAAAAATACCTCATCAATTATCTTCAAAAGAATTTGGATGAATCAGAAAAAATGTGGGATGAAAAAACACCACGAGCTCAAATTGTAGGATTTCTACAAGGTACTATTAAATCATTAATCCATAGTTTAAAAGAATAATGACATTTAAAGAAACTTTACTAGCAACTATTGAAGATAATCGACTAGAAATGTTGATGCCTTCACGAGAATACACAGAAGAAGAGCGTATATATATGCGCGGTTATAATCAAGCATTAGAGGATATGTTAGAAGATTATGATGGCGATTTATACACGATTAACCATAATAAACACACATTTTCATTAAATTAATAACATATGAATCCAATAAAAAAGAAATTTTTAGAAAAATCAACAAGTGGAGAAATGCTTGATATTGTTGAATGTATAACACGGGCTGAGAGTCATGGGTTATTAGTAGAAGTTGTATACACAGCATTAAAGGAAATGAAAGAATATCCTAAATCTTCCCCATTACTTGCTTTACAAATTGCATTAGAAGATTGGGATGTTTAAAAATTATTTCGTATATTACACACACAGATAAATAATAAGTTATGGCAAAAAATAGAGATTTAAAAGTAGAATTAATTAATGAGTTATCATTTTTAATGGGATTACAAAGTAGAGTTTGGGCTTATCACCCAAACAATCCAGATGCTAAAAGTATTGTTGATGAGTACGATAAACTCCAAATTGATATTGATGCAATTGAAAAACAATTAGCAAAAACAGATTAACTCTAAGTAAATAGGAGGGAGAAAAACGTAAAATCCTAAAGTACAATCGACGGATTGCCTAAAGCTTTAGGTAGGGACTCTGAGTGTGAAAGCTGGCTAAAGAGTGAAGCCCTCCTTAATTTGCTACTGTGGTGGAATAGGTAGACACGAGGGACTTAAAATCCCTTGAACAGTAATGTTCGTGCGAGTTCGATTCTCGCCAGTAGTACAACTTACGGACTCATAGCTCAATTGGATAGAGCATCGCCCTTCTAAGGCGACGGTTATAGGTTCGACTCCTATTGGGTTCACAGGTACGTAATATATCTTTTCTCTAAAGGGGATAGCTTGGCTATCACCCTTTTTCTATTTATATTAATAATTAAAATTAAAAATTATGGAAGTATTTAACATTGTAAAAATTATTTTAGTTTGTCTATTATTTGGATATTCAGTTTGGAAATTAGTAAATAAACTAAAAAACCAGGAAAAACAAATTCAAAATTTAAATAAAGTAGTAAATAATATCAGATCAAATGATATTACTAAAAAAGATGTTGAGAAAATTATTAATCATTTCCTTGACGAACATTTATTAGAAATAGATAAAAAACTATTAGATTGTTCTAATTCTTCAAGTAATGCTATTGGTGAAATAGATAAAAGTCATAAAAGTAGTATTTTAAATATCTATAATGAAATGAATAGACTTAACGAAGATTTACTAAATAAAATTAATAATAATAGAATTACTAATACTAGAAAAGTAACTGATGGTAATCTCCAATCAGAGTATTAATATTTATTAACACATACTAAAAAATTTTTTGCTAAAATTATTAAAATGGAACATGATTATAAGTTATATGAAGAATCAGGTCAAGGAGCACATTCCCTAGGGAAATTCGAAGAATGGCAACAAATTACAGCATCTATAATAGAATCTAACCCATTAATTGATAAAGGGGAGGCAGCTGAAAAAGCATACCTTCAATTAGTGGGGAGTGAAATTAATGATTGATCCTAAAAAAATATTTAAACTTTTTGATAGGGTTAATGAAGATACCCCTTTAATTGAGAAAGCTGAAATTGCTAGCCAATTATCTCAGGTAAGAGATTCCCCTGCTTTTAAATTAGGAATGTTTAAAAAACTTATATTTAATCATTTATCATTTAATGAAAGTTTAATTAATTTGGTTAGACGTGCAGATGAAGATTTTGATGTGGACGATGTGAAAAACGCAAGTGAATACATTGTATACGTTAAAGCATGGGGATTTATCGAAGATTTTGACCTAAAAGATGCCGAAAGTTTTGATATACTTAAAAAATATTCCTCTCAAGAATTACTTACAGCTTTTAAATTAGCTATAAATTTCTTCCAAAAATTAGAAGAATATGAAAAATGTGCTCATCTTCATAAGATAGAAACAGCAATGAACTTTTTTTTAATTTAAACTTGGATACCACCTCCCCTTCTATTATCTTGGAGATACAGGTTTAGAAAAAAGGAAAGAGAGATAAGAGATAGGGAATAAGGGGTATAAGGATACCGGGGGTTTAAAACATTAAACATTAATATAAATAAATAATATGAGATATCGTAACATAGTTTTGGATAAGACATTAGTTCTAGAGGCCAAATTAAAACAATTAGAAAATGCTGTTAACCATCAACAGCCCGTTAGAGAATTTCTTCAAGTAATTGAAAGTGCAAAAGAAATTATAGGAGAAATCCAATCATACGTTGACAGAGAAGAACGTTCTCCGGGAGAAATTAATAAAACACGATAATTAAATAAATAAAAGTTATGAAGCTAACAGCAGAACAAATCCAAATGAATTGGGTTGAATTTATGAGTAATATTGATACTTATATTTCATCTCCACGTAAAGAACAATTAAAATCATTCTATGAGAAATTTGAAGATCGTATTTCTCTTATGCCTGCTTCACATAAAAAAGAATATCATTCTGCCTTTCCTGGTGGTTATGTTGACCATGTTAATAGAGTAGTTAAGGCTGCTTTATCGATGTCTGCTGTTTGGGAAGGTTTTGGTGCTAATATGGATACATTTACTACTGAAGAATTAGTATTCTCAGCTATCAACCATGATTTAGGTAAAATGGGTGATTCGGAACATGAGTCTTACATACCCCAGACTGATAAATGGAGAAGAGAGAAATTAGGTGAAGAATATATGCACAATAAAGCTATTGCATTTGCTGCTATCCCAGATAGAGGATTATTTTTACTTCAAGAACATGATGTTAAGTATACATTTAATGAAATGATAGCCATTCAAACACATGATGGTTTATATGATTCAGCAAATGAGAAGTATCTAAAATCTTTTATGCCAGAAACTAAACCAAGAACTTCACTACCATTTATATTACATCAGGCAGATATGATGGCAGCGAGAATTGAATTTGAGATTGAATGGTTACCTAAATTTAAGAATAACTTGGATACTAGCAAGAGTAATTTTACATTGGGTGCTAGTAATAAAAAACAACACATAGCTTCTACAAAAAATAAGGCTTTAGGGTCAATAAAAAGTGAAGGGTTGAAAAATTTATTTGATAAATTATGATAACAACAATAACAATATCAATACTCTCAGTTATAGTCGTACTTCTTGGATTTACGACTTTTAACTTAATGCGTAAGAATGAAAAACAAGAGGATATTTTAGTAGAATATATGAAATATTTAAATAAATTAACCACTGCCATTGAAGAATCAGATAAGCGCCTACAGGTAATTGATGAGAAGGGATTATTCAAATCAGATGATGAGATTGGATGGTTTTTTAAAGAAATTCAAAAACTACAAATGATTTTAAATGAATTTAGAATTAAAGACGTATAATGGATTCAATTATAAGAAAAAAGAAAAGAAGACCTAAATCAAAAAATTATTTTACTCAAGAAACAGAAGATGCTATTGTTAAATATAATAGTTTCGATCCTGTAACTCAAGACGGAGAAAGAAGTAAAATATATGAAAACGAAATTCATTATCCTTTTTTTAAACTTACAGAAAATATAATCCATACATTTAAATTTTATTATACAGAAGTAGATGAGATTGAACATTTACAACATGAAGTAATTACCTTCTTATTATCTAAAATTCATTTATTTGACCCATCCAGAGGAGCAAAAGCATATTCTTATTTCGGAACTATAGTAAAAAGATATTTAATATTATCAAATCAAAAGAATTACAAAAAAAGAATTGATAAGTCTCCCTATGAAAATTTATTAGAAGACCCAAATCATTCTTACACCCCATCTCCAGATGATGCTAGAGATCCACTTTCAGATTATATTGAGGAGTTTGTAGAATATGTTACTGAAAATATTTATGAATTATTTCCTAAAGAAATTGATGCTAAAATAGCAGATGCCATATTAGAATTATTTCGAAAAAGAGAAAACATTGAAATATTTAATAAAAAAGCATTGTATATTTTTATTCGAGAACAAGTTAATGTAAAAACTCCTAAAATTACAAAAATAGCAGATAAATTATATGCTATCTTTAAAAAGAACTATACATTTTATTTAGAACACGGATATACAAACTTTTAGTTTTAATATTTATAATAAACTAGAATGTATGTATTATGTCACAATTAGATAAAATAGTATTTGGAAAGAAAAAATTTTCGGATCTTCTTGAAGAAATTTATAATAACCAA